CAATAATAAAACTGGTAATGATAAGCTGCTGGATAAGATATATTCTTTGGATTATATTCCTTACTGGCACGTCTATACTAAGCATAATACGAACAACTTCAACAATCAGTCCAAAAACATTTGGCAGCCTGAAGGATACATTATCGATAAAGATAATCTAGATAGGACTTACGAAGGCAACATATTATGCGTTCATAAAAATGACGTGCAACCTGAAATGACCAAAGCTGAGCCAGGATCAAGCATTTATAATTTTCTTTTTGATGCTGGTTTAATTTAACGAGGCTCACACTCAACCCACTTTAAGTTATTATAATGTTCGTATGGCCATTGCCCTTTAGGTATCAAACAGACTCCAAGCTCTGGATGTTCTGTCTTGCGTATTTCAACTATTGACCAAACTAATACCATAATATACAATACAGCAATTATCGCTACGGTCCACCTGCAAGCAGCTTTTTTTATAGCACCAAGCTTACGCCTTCTTTTTGCTGCTGCAATACGGTCCTTCTGCATCTTATTAGCAATTGCAGCTGTTTGCTCTTTCTTAATACGCACCATCATTTTTTCAACACGGGTATACAAATCACCCATTTCAGGAGGCATTTGATACACCATGATCTCGCGAAGTTCAGCTTGCATAGCAGTGAGTTTAGTTTGCATTAGAACTCGTTGCAGTGCTCTTTTTCCAATACTATCGGAACCAGTATATACGTCTACTGCATGCTTTTCTTCTTCTTCGAGTACAGCTTCGCATTTAGCCATGTTCTCAAAGAACTCGCCCAAGTAATTGGCAACTTCCATGTACACATCATCGGGCTGTTTTTTACTCAGCTCGATGACGCGATTTTTTTCTTGAATATATTGATTCTTTTCTGCAACGGTTGGTGGCTTATCTTTGTGCCGGGAATTAAATTGCTCTTCTAAATCTTGCAGAACACCTTTCACGTCACCTATTGCACCACTCATTTCCTTATATAATTCACATCCCTTTTTTACTGCTGCTACCGCACCATTTGCCAGAGCAAAGAGTGTTAGTGGATCCATCTAATGCAGACTACTCCTATTTTAACTTTATGCACAATTTCATATGATCAGCCAAATTAGTTACTTGTTGGTCAGCTTGATCAAGAACGGGTTTCCAGAACCCATAAGTTAGTTCATTTAACGCTTTTGAGAAATGGTGAAAACCATTTCGCTTGAGATTGACAAACTCACATAAGAACTGTTGATTTTTTTCTACAACATCAGTTATAGTGGGCATAGTCAAAGGTGGGTATAAGTGTAACATTTGTTCCTTTCCCTGTAATTACAAGTATTTATCTGCACCATGAAAAAAGTTTACATATTCGATGTTGATGGAACCCTGACTCCTAGCCGAGAGGCTATTGACCCACAATTCCGCAAGTGGTTCAAGAACTGGATTAAAACGGGTGAGAAGGAAATTTACTTCGCTACTGGTAGTGACTACCCTAAAACCCAGGAACAGCTGGGAAACGATGTTCTGGACATGGCAAACGCGGTTTTCTCATGTGCTGGGAACGCTATATACAACAAGGGTGTGTTGAAGTATTCCAGTAAATGGACATTGAAAGATACTCAGATCCAATGGCTGAACGAACAGCTGTTTAAAAGTCTTTTTACTGGAAAAGCTGGAAGACACATCGAGAACCGTATTGGTCTTGTTAACTTTAGTATTGTTGGTAGAGCTGCTGATAAAGAGCAGCGTGCTAAGTATGTTGAGTACGATAGACGTACAGGTGAGCGCAAGAAGATCGCTAAAGAGTTCAATGAGAAGTTCTCAGATGTTGCAATAGCTCAAGTTGCAGGTGAGACTGGTATTGATATTATGGAGCCAGGTAAAGACAAAGGACAGATTGCAAAGTACTTTGTTGAGCCATATGTTCATGTACACTTCTTCGGAGATCAAATGGAGTTTGGTGGTAATGATTTTCCTTTGGGTATGGCCTTGAAGGAGAACTATATACACATGAAGCAAAGCAAAGCTACAACAGTGAAAGTGAAGAACTGGAAAGACACTTGGAATTATCTACAAAAGGATGGAAAGTAAATTATGAAAACAAATAGCAGTTTTAAGATGGACAAAGAAGTAAAGCGAGTTGCTGCTACGATTCTTGATCCTGAGCGTCGTGGTTTTTATAAACGAATGATGGCAGACGCACTAGTATCTTTTGAAAAGGCTAGACGCGAATCTGTTAAACAGAAACGTAATGATAGTGGTGAAGAATAATGGAAGTTAATGAGTTGTCAAAGAATGCTAAGGGTGGCACAGAGTTAATGCTCGAAGCACTCCACAAGCATATACCTGCAGATCTGATGCAGTACTTTCAAATCATTCCATCTCGAGTACGAGAAGTGGATGACTCAAAAATTAAAATATACTGGTTGCATGACTTACCAGGTGATCCTGAATCAGAACATCTTAGAGGTGGTGGTTGGAATCGATTTGATAAACTTGTGTTTGTCTCTCACTGGCAGATGCAAGCATATCAGAAACACTATGGTCTGCCATGGTACAAATGTATAGTCCTACAAAATGCTATTGAACCAATTGAATACGTACAAAAACCTACTGACAAACTTCGATTTATCTATCATACTACTCCTCATCGTGGGCTCAATATCCTGGTTTCCGCTTTTGATGCTTTATCTAAGCGCTACCCTCAAATAGAGTTGGATGTATACTCTAGTTTCAAGATCTATGGATGGGAACAAAGAGATGAACCTTATAAAGAATTGTTTGATTTCTGTAAAGATCATCCTAATATTAATTACCATGGTTCTGTCCCCAATAACGAAATTCGATCAGCTCTTCAAAAAGCTCATTTCTATGCGTATCCGAACACGTGGCTAGAGACTTCTTGCATTAGTTTAATCGAAGCAATGTCTGCTGGTGTCTTCTGCTTACATCCTAACTATGGTGCATTGTATGAGACTGCAGCTAACTGGACATGGATGTATCAGTGGCAAGAGAATGAACGAGACCATATGAAGTCATTAATAGAGTTGACTTCCAATGCAATTGAAGTATATAATGAGCCTGATGTGCAGAAGACATTAGTTGCTCAGAAGGCCTATGTTGATGCGTTCTATGGCTGGCATAACAGAAAGAATCAGTGGATCAATCTAATGAGAGTGATGCTCAAAGATTTGAGACGAATTGATTACAATGGGTGATTAAAATTATTATCATTGACTTTAACCAGGTCTGTATCTCTAACTTGATGATGCAGATTGGTAACCACACCGAACTTGTATTTGAAGAGGGTCTAGTTAGACACATGATCCTCAACTCGCTACGTCTATACAAACAGAAGTTTGGTAAGGTGTATGGGAACATGGTCATTGCTTGTGACGATAAGAACTACTGGAGAAAAGATCTCTTTCCATACTACAAGGCTGGACGGAAGAAAGTTCGTGAGCAGAGCGATATCGATTGGCCACTAGTGTTTGAGACACTCAATAAGATCAGAGAAGAGATCAAACAAAACCTTCCTTACACTGTCGTCCATGTTGAGCATTGTGAAGCAGATGACATCATTGCTACGATATGTCTCAATTCTACCGAGGATGTACTGATTCTTTCGGCAGATAAAGATTTTATCCAACTACATAATGAAAGAGTGATACAGTTTGATCCTATTCGCAAACGCAATGTCCAGGTAGAGGATCCTAAGTTGTATCTTAAAGAGTTGGTTATTAAAGGAGACAGCGGTGACGGCGTACCTAATGCTTTGTCTAGTGATAATTGCTTTGTGGATGGTATCAGGCAAAGACCTGTAAGCAAGAACAAACTTGCATCGTGGCTCAATATGTCCTGGGAGCAATTATCCGAGGTTTCAGAGCTCAGAGAAGGAATTGAACGTAACAATAAGTTAATTAATTTGTCATTGATACCTGAAAACATATCAAGTAAGATTTGGAATGAGTATCAAACGCAGCTCGCGACACCTAAAAAGGTAAATATTATTGGGTATCTACAAGAGCATAAACTAAAAACAATGATGGAACATGCTGGGGAATTTTAATGAAATTGAGCTTATCTGAGATATTAAAAAAAGCTTCTGAGTTTGACAAGAAGCAAGACAGAGTAGATTATCTAAGGCAGAATGATTCACCTGCACTTA